ATTTGTTCTCTTTCAAGATTAGCAATAAGATAATGATCTATCTTGTTTTTTAGATCTTCAAGATTACCATGTTCATAAAATACAATGTCATTGCCATCTTCAAAGTATTCTTCAAGCCCAACAATGCGAGGGTAGATAGTGAATCCACCACGACCAGTAGATTCAAACAACCTGTCACTAGTATAGTAAGGATAGTTAAAGTTAATGTTAAGACTATCTCCAACGGCTACCTTGCTCTGTGCGTATATCTTATTTAACTCATCACCACGCACAGTTCCAGTATCTCCATCACCACCAACATGAAGGAATCTATCTCCGTATGTCTTTCTTAAAAAGTCTATCAAGTCTGAGCGATACTTGTGTTCATGGTGATATCTTTTACTACCAACAAAAATAACATCATATTTAAATTTATCTGGGTTATAGGCTTCATGAATATAACATTCTTTATCATAAACTCCTGCAGGAATAAAGTGTCCTTTTACCTGTGTATTTTCGTTAAACCAGTCAGCCATCAACTTGTCTACTGTAAAGAAGTGACCAATTGTTTTATAAAAGTTATCTTCTTGCAGATCTTTCTGGCGATCAAGACCAAACCATAGGTCAAGGTGGTAGGTAATTGTCTGCACACCTGCCTGCTTTAGTTGAAGCAAAACGTTATCCATCGTAATCCTGCCAGTTGTTTCCCATCCATGAGTATGTACCCAGATAAATAGGTCTGAGTTAAGTGCTTGGTCAAGAATTACGTGGCTCTTTGCTTTCTGTTCTTGCAATTTAACAACGGTATGTCCAAGAGACTCAAGACTCTTAGCATGATGATTCTCACTACTATAAGAAACCTCAAAGTTTCCTAGAAAAACAATTTTAGCCAACGAATTACCCCTTTTAGTTTCATTCTATTATAGCATCTTTGTGCCCCTGGCAGGAATTGAACCTGCGACACATGGCTTAGAAGTCCATTGTTCTATCCACTGAACTACAGAGGCGTACACCAGGTAGGACTTGAACCTACGATAACCGAATTATGAGTTCGGGGCCTTAACCAACTTGGCTACTGGTGCTGGTTTTATTTCTTTGGTTTAGGCTTAGGTATTCTATCTTTAATTAATTCAATAACTGAATCAATACCCTCAGCATATGCCATTGCATCATCTTTAGCCCACATTAGTTCACCAGTATCTTTATGAAAACTAGATCCACGATAAACTAAATAATCATTCTTAGTTTTTTCAAACAATTCTATTAGTTGTTTGCGCTCTGCTGCAATGGACTTTGAGCATCCACTACATGGACACAGCCAGTCACCACGAGCAGGAGTTTGGTTTGGATCAGCCACCTATCAATACTCCTAACAACACGCCAATCAAAAACATACCAAGGCCAATTGTCCAGTGGTATGACTTCATCATGTAGTCTTTAATAATTTTATCACGCACTTCATTAGGTACATCATATTTGTTTTCCATAGTAACTACTCCACTGGCTGTCTTGGAATCATCATACTACATTTTTCACAATGGTCATATAACAACCCAGTAAATGGACAGGCACCACCATAAGTTAGTTTATGACCACTTATCTTACATTTAAAAAACTTAAGAATATTCATAATCATTTGATTTCGTTTTGTCCTCTCGCAATAGCAGCAGATATCGTAAATGCTTTTTGTGTACGACGGGACTTATTCAAACCTTTTGCTGCCCAAAGATCAGATGTAGCAAGGATATCAACTGCTATCTGCTCTCTAATTTCTTTTACAGTAAATACAATAAAGTCCCATACCTGTTTCTTCTGCTCGTCTGTAAGTTCCTCTGTCCAGTTACTCATCTGATTCCCCCTCAAATTCTTTTAGTGCGTTCTTGTTTTTAAAACAGTTGTTACAATCTCCACCGACTAATCTAGACCCACAATCTATACAAAACATATTAGTCTCTGCTTCCATCCCAATCGCCAATTTTTGTAGTTGAGATTCCGTTCTCAAACCATAGCCTCAGTACTGCTGGATTATCGTCAACAGCATGCACAACATTCCATTGCTTCTTAATCTTAGCAAGAATCTCACTCTTTACTTCGTAGTCAGGTCTAAAGTCTCCATCTTTACGCATGTACAAAGCATGGTGTCCAATATCATTTTTTGCTAGCCAGTATGAGGTAATGCCACGCCAGTATTCATTGCGAGAAGTAACAACGATAACATGATTCTGATCAAAGAAGGTTCTGTTAACCATCTCAACTACTTCTTGGTTTGGTTCAGCATTAACTGATTCAGAATGAAACTTATCGTAATCCTTCTTAAAGTCAGGACTGTTATTTATATTTCTAATGTGGTATAGGTACGGCTCAACGTTTGCTAGAGTACCGTCAACATCAAATATAACTGCTTTATGCATTTTTTAAAACCTTTACTATGTCGTGGAACTTGTCAAAGTCACAAACATTTCTGCCAAAGTTAGCAAACCTAGTTGTGATAACAATATTCTCTTTTGTATAATCTCCGTTTACATCAATCTTATCTATACTAGGACACATAGGGTGCTTTGGCATCCAGTCGGGATGTGACTTATATAGTAGTTCTAAGTCTAAGTCTACACCAAACCAATAGCATTTGCCAAGTTGTCTGTCCCAAATCTCTCTCAACTCCTCTGGTGTTACGTAAATTTTGGCGGGGATCCATTGATGCTGATTAGGACCAGATACACCGCCTACACTAGAGCCTTTACCTTCCATTCTACGCTTATTGGTAGAAGAGTTTATGACATTCCAATTACCCTCAGAGTCTTGGCGCACACCATTTGATAGGATAGTTGACCATAACTTTTTAAAGTAATCACGACTCATCTTTTCTCCAGTGTATAAATGATTTAACATAGACTATTCCATAGGCTAGTGCTGCAAATATAAATCCATACTGCTTTGTTGTGAGGGCATAAATAATCCAAAGAACTTCATTTACGCATAGGACTAGCCATCCCCAGATAGTCTTACGACCAACAAGGAATATTCCAGAAACGCCTATACAGGCTAGTACCCACGACCACATATTACTTTGAAGACTCTAATGGCATTACCACTTCGCAGGGGCATATGATTGATTCTGGTAACTCGTGAACCTTAGTATTAATAATAATAGAGGTTTTGCAGTCTGGACACTTATAAGTATTTTTCATATATTCAGTATATCAAACTTTGCCCTTAGATGCAACTGTGGTATGATTGAATTATGTGTGAAAAATGTGGATCATTATTAATACCAATAGTCTATGGACAGGTTAACCCTGTTTTATTAGATATGGCAAGATATGGTCGTGTTATTATTGGTGATGATGGTGCTATTGATAGGCCAACATTTTATTGTGCTACTTGTACTGAGGCTTTCTAACTATATTATTAGTTATTCTTCAACTGGCATTTGTTCAAAGACTGTGCCATCATATCCTAAACCAATAACAGGTGTATTATCTTTTGTATATTCATACTCTACACATGTTTTTTCTGATACAGATTCTGCTATTTCTAAAGATTCTGCAACAATAACATTAATTACAGTTCCATCTTCAATTACCGCATAATTCTTCATTATCCACCTACCTGTGCTCTTGTGTATCTTATAATAAATGTTCCAGATCCTCCAGAACCACCATCATTTGAGTAGTATCCACCATTACCACCCTTTCCTGATCCTGCTGGACCAGATGCACCAGTGCTTACTTGGTTTCCTGCACTATACTGAGATAAACCATTCTGAGCATAAGTAGTTCCATTTACCCAAGTATATCCACCACCACCGTTTGCGTTTCCACCGCCACCACCACCAGCGCTAAATCCAAGAGCAGTAGTTGTTCCACCAGCGCTACCATTTCCGCCACCGCCACCACCGACGCTAATTGCATAAGTTGCTGGTGTTCTTGTTAATGCTAGACCTTGTGTAACGCCACCACCTGAACCACCGTTACCAGCAGATCCTGCACCACCGCCACCGCCACCTACTAGTAGATAGTCAAATGTTAGATTTTGCCAAAGAATTAAGTTGCTAGTACCGCTAAATGTTCTATAGTAATATGTTGCATCAGATGTTAATGTACCACCAACTACGGGAGGTGGAGCAGCAATAGCAACAGATGCACTTGCAGCACTTGCTAAAGAAGAGCCGTTTGCATTATTTGCTACAACGGTAAAAGTATAAGATGTTCCATTGGTTAAGCCTGTAACATTTATTGGAGAAGATGCACCAGTTGCAGTAATATTTCCAGGGCTAGATGTAACTGTATAGTCTACTATTGCAGAGCCACCAGTAGCGTTTGCAGTAAATGCAACAGATCCTGTTTGTCCACCAGCAGTAGCAACATTTGAAACTGCTCCAATTGTAGGTGCTGCTGGTACTGTTGTTGCGGTAACAGAAGAAGATGCTGTACTTGCAGATGAAGAAGAATATGAATTAGATCCAACAACTGTATAAGTGTAACCAGTCCCTGATTGTAGTCCAGTTACTATAAGTGGACTACCAGATCCAGTTGCAGTAAATGACCCAGGGCTAGATGTAACTGTATAAGTACTTGCAAAACCACCAAGTTCACTTGATGGTGTAAATGCTATAGATGCTGATCCATTGTTATATGATCTAGATGTTCCAACATTTGTTGCTACTACTGAAGTTGGTGCGTAAATTGAAAGGGGAAGAATAAAAGTATTCCAAGAAACACCATTATAAATTAAAAGTCCACCGATTGTTGTATCAAAATACAATGTTCCAGCAGATGGGGATGCAGGTCTATTTGCCGTGCTTCCAGAAGGATATCCTCCTGCTACTGGTTCTGGGAATACTGCTTGAGCCATTAATTACTCCTAATTTAGATAAATATATTATACCACTTTATTGTGCTACTTGTACTGAGGCTTTTTAGTAAAAAATATAAACAACACCAGCAGAGCCAGTACCGCCAGCACCAGAAGTAACGGTACCATTGTTGCTAGATACCCCAGAAACGGTTGCTGAACCCGCACCACCACCACCTGAAGCGTAACCAGTTGCATTGCCACCATTGCTGCCGACCGTTCCACCACCACCATCCGTATTACTGCTACCATTACCACCAGTACCAAAACCAGAAGTTACTCCTGAAGAACTAGTATATGATGTTGCTCCGTTTCGACCACCCCCACCACCTCCGCCAGCGCCTTTTGGGGCATCAATAATCAAAAAACTTGTAATCACTGGGGCTATAGAATTAGTGCTGGTACTTGCACCAGTACCGCCAACACTTGAAGTTCCTTGTAACCCACCTGCGCCACCTGTACCACCATTAGCGCCACCGCCACCGCCTGCTGCTGAAAAGTTTCCAAAAAAAGTAGATCCGCCTGCTGAACCGTTACTTCCATCGGAGTTGCCGTTTGTGCCTCTACTTGTTCCGTTACCACCTGCTCCACCTGCTCCAATAACAACAGATACGGGGGCAGTAACCATTACATCAGCAATAGATGTATAACCAGCACCACCACCACCTGCGCCAACAGCGGCTCTACTTGAGTTAAATGTGTGTGAAACACTGCCACCACCGCCACCACCGCCTCCACCAAGCATAATTACTTTTACATACTTAGCATTATTTTCTGATGCTCCGTCAGGGTGAGTCCAGGTTTGAGTTGAAGTTAATGTTGCTACACGGGTAAAGATACTACCGCCTGCGCTTGGTGCTGGAAAAACTGCTTGAGCCATCATTTACTCCTTAAATAGATAATATCATTATACCACTATCTATAATAGTTTAAAGAGTTGTTTGCCATTTGATTAGCCTGCTCCTCAGTATGGCAGTATCCAAAGGTTAAAACCAAACCATCTCTTAAGAGTGTCCACTGCCAAGGAATCGGGGGGAGATAAAAAGCATCCTTCTTAATACTACTAGGATCAAACTCTTCAATCTTTATCTGGAATGTCATGAACAGACCTATAGCCTTTACTAACTAAATACCGTGCAATTTCAAGGTTGGCTATAAAATACCCTGCCAACATACCCCATAGGAACTTAAGCATCTACTTTTTTATGTTCTTTCTTTATGTGGTTTGTTAAGGTTTCGTGGGCAAAGGGGGATCTAGATTCAATCTCCTTCTTACAAATACTACATATAATTATTCTAGCCATGATTATCTCCTACCCAATAAAAGCCACAGTCCCAATGACATGCAGAATAAACTAAATAATGTTGAACTTAGTGTCATATATTAAGTATAGCAAAAAAGGTTTAATAAGTCAAACTTAAAATCTCAAGATATAAAGTACGCCAGCACCACCAGCGCCACCAACAACGTTGTCACCAAAGTTGGTTCCACCGCCACCGCCGCCGCCTGAACCTAAACCACCAGTACCGCCGCTGCTTCTAGCACCGCCACCGTTGCCACCAGTTCCAATTCCAGAACCACTTCCTGTTCCACCAACACCTGCGGTAGCACCACCACCACCACCGCCTCCGCCAAATGTTCCAGTCTTTACAAATGGATAGGCTGAAGAAACTGTGGAACCTGCGTTGCCACCAGCACCACTGCTAGTTCCACCAGCAGTACCACCGCTTACTCCATTAGTATTAACTGTTCCTCCGCTTGCAGTTCCTCCAGTACCAGCGGCTCCACCATTACCACCGCCACCACCAGTACCACCACCTGCGCTCATTGCTGCAAAAGTAGAAGTACCACCAGTTCCGCCCGCAGTGCTTATGGCTCCGCTAGTTCCTCCAGCACCAATAACAACTGCCATTGAGCCAGTAAGCGTAACAAGTTTAGCGCATAGTGCGCCACTTCCCCCGCCTGCTCCACCACCAGAAGTATTGCTACTAGCGTCACGTCCGCCTCCTCCACCACCACCTGCACCAATAAGAATTGCATAAGCAAATCCTGATGTACTTGTGTTAGTATAGGTTGATGTAGTTGTTATAGTGTCAAGAGTTCCACTAAATACATTTGATAATGCTGCTGCTGTTAATGTAATTGTAACAATAACATTTGTTCCTGTGTTAGTCCATAAACGAACTCTGTCAGCAGCAGAAGCAAGATTTATTGTTACTGTTCCAGATGAGGTTGCTCCAGATACTATTAAAGTTCCTGCTCCAGAATAAAATTCAAAGTTAGTTACTGTTCCTGACACACAAGTAACTGTATAAATTCCAGCAGAAAAAGTTCCTAGTCCTTCATATAGTGTATTTGCTGAAGCAGCAGTCAATGAACTAGAATTAATTGATGAAGATGATGTTACTGCTACTGGGAAAACGCTTATAGCCATTAACTACTCCTAAGTTATAATAACTACATTATATCATTCTTTATCCCAGGCTTTATCCATTATTTTGGGGTCATCAAGATCTAGTCTATAAACAGTTCCCCATTTAAAATAAGGCTTATAAAACCAATGTGACAAAAAAGCGTGGTATCTATAGACAAACCCATGATCATCATGGTCATCATAGTGCAAAGCCTTGCTTAGATGATAATGGGCAGGCTTCTCACAAAGGTTGGCTATCCACCTCAGTGGAAGGTTCTTTGTCCTGTGTTCCTTGATCCATTGGGACCCAACGTAATCTTCCATCTTTATACTGCCTTTCATAGCCTAAGGACTTCCAGTCCATCTTCATAATCTTTGGCTCTTTAATTTTGGTCAACCTTATATGTCATTGCAATATAGCATACAACATACCCTGCAAAAAATGCGGGAATAAGAAATAAAACATTAATCATTTGTAACCCCCTTTATCATATAAGTATAGCACTCTGCACAGTAGGCACCAGTCTTTACTACCTGAGTAGCATTAGTCCCATAACAGTTCACACAGGTAATGCCAGTCATTGTCTATGCCGTTTCTTGTTTCCATACTTAGCCTTAACATCAGACTTAGCCTGATCTACAATAGCCTTCGTAATCTCTTCAACTGTAAACTCTTGGTCAAAGGTTTGTTCAGTATCCATTTAAGCACTCATTTCTAGTATGGTATAAACGAATCTTGGTCATTGTCTTTTTGTTCGGGGCATACAATTCTTCACCACAACAAGCAGTCTTAAGATACCACTCCTTAGCAAAGAAGTCATAAAGCATACCTTTATAGTTGGCATACTTCTTGGTTACAAAGGTTTGAAAAGGATCGGGGATTTCAAGACTTTCTAGCATAAGCACACCATATCCTACCATCAGTCATAGTCTGGTGAGTCTCCCAAAACAATGGATCTTTATGTGATATACCACATAAAGTACATTCGTTCTTATTCAAAGTCTACCTGGCTCTCAAAAATATCTGGTTTCATATCGTCATCCATGGCACCACAAATAGCACAGGTTATCTGCCCATCTAGGTCAACCCTAAAATCACAATTATGATTGTTCATAACTCAAGTGTATCAAAGTTCGGCGAAAAGTGCAACTAAAGTTCGGCGCAAAATAGAGGTTACAAAACCTTCCCATGCACCAAAGGTGCACTAGCGGTTACTTTCCCAAGTAATATTTATATTCTGAAATAAGCCTAGCCTTCTTTCGTGAGTTACACGATTTGCAGAGGGGCTGTAAATTTCCAATAGAGTGATTGCCCCCTCTAGCGACGGGAATTATATGATCAATCGTAATGTTATTAACACTAGCACAGATAGCACAACACGACCTATATAGCCTATCTAACTCTTTATCTAGGATAAGATATGACTTACCACCTGATAGGGATACACGCCTTTTGTTGTGAGATTTTGATACATGAGATCGGAACTTTTCTTTATTAGCCTGATTCCATTTTTTGGCTCTGGCAATACGAACATCTCGGTTTGCTTGGAAGTATAAGGTTTTCTTAAGCATATACTCTTTGTCTTGTTTCTGTTCTACCCAACGCTTCTTATTAGATTTCTTGGTAGACTTCTTAACGCTATCTGGATTAGCCTTTGCCCATGCACGAGCATAAGCCTTATGGCAAGGTTTACACTTTGCTGCACCCTTATAGAAATTGTCTAAAGAAAACTCTTGGTTGCAGGCTTTACAGGTTTTAACGCTCTGCATGAGTAGGCCAATAATATAAACATTTATCACAGCAAGGTTTGGCGGTATAAGAACTAAACTCACTATACAATACAGAATCTTTCCTATATAGATTAGACTTATGGCTATCTACAACTCTGGTTAGGTGTTCTGGCTTTTGCCAAATAGGAATAGCCTTACCCCACATATGGCTAAAGTTATGCTTTAGGGTTCTAAGGTTTGATACATTTTTGTCTGTCTTGATACCTCTAAAGTCTGCTTCATAAACCATATGATCTATGTAGTCCATAAGGTGAGTCTCAGAGTTTTTCCACATAAGAACTGCTGGATGGTTTCGCCAAGCACCAGACTCAGATGCGCCAGATAAAACCTTCATAATCTGATAGCCTTCTAAGATTTGTTTATTAAGGCGCTTGGAGTCCAGAGTCTGGGCAGTGTATTCGTAATCTGCTGAAGGTAGAAAGGTTT